TTGGTTTAGAGTTGAAGGTAGGTCTGGTTTAGGGTTTAAACATAGCATTGCTCCACATTTTGGTATTATTGATAATTCATACCGTGGAGATATGGGTATTAAACTTTATAATTTTGGTAAAGCAGACTATACCGTAAAAGCAGGGGACAAGATTGCTCAGTTAATTGTATACCCACTAATACAATCAAATGTAGGGTGGTCAATGAAAGTGCACGAAACAGCCCGTGGTGAAAAGGGTTTTGGATCGTCTGATAAAAAGTAATGTCTATTAACGAACAACTCAAAAATATTTGGGTAGAAAAATATCGGCCTAATAATTTGGCTGATATAGTTCTTACTGACACTCTACGCTCTTTTGTTGAGGAATGTAGAAAGAAGCAAGAAGTACCCAATATGCTCCTAATCGGTAATGCAGGTACTGGTAAGACAACATTAGCAAAGGTTATTATTAATGAAATTTTAGATGCACAGTACCTATACATTAACGCTAGCGAGAAGAATGGTATTGACGAAGTCCGTACCTCTATCTTATCGTTTGCGCAGACTAAGAGTATTGACGGAAAAATTAAGATTATCTTTCTGGACGAGTTTGATAACTTTACCGATGCAGGGCAAAGAGCTTTGCGTAACGTTATGGAAGAATACGCCGGTAATACCCGCTTTATTCTCACTGGTAATTATCTACACCGTATTATTCAGCCCATTCAATCTCGCTGTCAAGTTTTTACTGATTTTACTCCTCCTATTAAAGAATATGCTAAGCGAATAGTTTATATTCTACAAAACGAAAATATAACCTTTGACGGTGAACAAGTCGAACGACTCAAAGAAGTAATTCGTTATAATTACCCTGATCTACGCCGTATTATTAATTTCGTACAACGTAACATTATTGATAGTAAGCTTTGTATTAAAGATACTATTAATAATGAAGAGTTTGCACAGGAAATTTTAGAAAAAATAGTTAATAAAGAAAACTTAATGTCTTTGCGCAAAATAGTTATTGAGAGTGAACAAACCTTTGGTAACGATTATCCTAAGCTACTTAAAGATCTTTTTAATGCAGTTTATAAGAGTTCTATACCTGAAGACAAAAAGAGACTTGCATTACTGCAAGTCTCGGATAGTCTTTATAAAAGTGCTTTAGTTATGGACCAAGAAATTAATTTCTTTAGTTGTCTTATTGCGTTAAGCCAGCTTTGTTAGCTTTATTTCTATGGCTTAAATCTTTAATACGCTGTAACAGTTCTGGGCTTATTTGGCTGGTATAATCATGAACTGCTTGAGAGAATTTAGCATGATTATTCCCTAAGGACTTACCTAATTTGTGAAATGCTTTTAATACCTCTTCATCACTCATACTTTCCATCTCTTCTGGGGAAGGTAGCGCAACTGAAGAAGGCATCTGTTCTTCTTCAGATTGTATTGGTGGGTTACCGGCAAGCTGATCTCCTCCGTCAAGAGCACCAGGCGCGCTCTGTCCCATAGCTCCAATATCTTCAGTAAGCATACGCTCGTACAGTCCTTCAAAAGATTCTTTTAGCTCTTTAGCTTTTTCTTGACCTTTTGCCTTTGAAGGCTTACTATCATCGTAATTATTAGCGTTGTCAAGCTTAGTATTTTTAGTAGCTAATTCGTAATCTCCTTTTTGAGCGTGAGTCTGCTTTTTACCTACTTTAGTTTGTTCATCAATTTCAGCGCCTTCGTTAGGCTTGTCTTTTGTTGCTTCTAAAGGCTTTTGATAAGCACGTGGTTTATCTTTTTGGTTAGCTGGTACCGGTGGTAAATCTATAGCTGGGTTAGCCGTTTCTAAGCACTCGACCGGTATAGTGACTAAATTTCTCCAAAGGCTTGGAGCTACTTCTTCATAGCAATCAGCTAAATGAGCAGGTGCATCAGTACCTCCCATAGCACCATAGCTATTACTAAACTGCGCATTATGTAGACGGCCTACACGAATATTGTTACCAGTCTTAATCATGTCTTCGATGCGCTGTTTTACATTTTCACCAAGTTTTTTATAGCAATCTAAATTTTTATAATCTGATTTAAATTTAACTACATCACCTGCTAAAAACCCGTTACCGTTTTGAAAGCGATTATAAATTGTTTCAAATAGTGGATTAAACTTGCTATTTTTCATGTATAATATTACTTATCCTTCCCCTAAGTAATTTACAATGCCGTCTCTTAATTTTACAGGGCTTCAAAAGTTGCAATTAACTACGAATAATTATACTTATTCGGATTTGCATCTTGATTTAGATAACCCTATATCTAGAGATATTTCTACGGACTACGACGAAACCGCAGTAAAGAATTCAATATTAAATTTGTTTAATACTGTACCCGGGCAAAACTTATTAAATCCAGAATACGGGCTTAACTTAGCACGTTTTTTATTTGACCCGTTAACTGAAACTAATGGTCGCGTTATAGGTGACACTATACTAACCGGTTTGACTAGATACGAGCCCCGTATAGTTATAAGAGATATTGAAATAGAAATAGACGAAATAGAGCAAACTTATTATATAGTATTAAATATTGAAATACCGATTTTAAGTTCAACACTACGTATACCGGGCACACTTAGTAAGACTGGATTTATACTTTCCTAACAATGTCAACAACAAACACAGATAACACAGATCTCAACGTACAACCAAACGAGTATGTTGCGTTTGATGCTGTTTCTTTAAGAGAATTTATACGTAATAAACTTTCTGAAAGTGGCCTGTTTACTGATCAGTATTTAGAAGGGTCAAACCTTACCGCTATCACTAATATAGTTGCTTATTCGTTTCATACGTTAATGTTTTATTTGAACAAGACTTCATCTGAATCTACCTTTAGTGAGTCTCAAATATATGAAAATATAAACCGAATAGTAAAACTTATAAATTATTCCCCTGTTGGGGCTCAAACCCCTACTCTTACTTTTTCTTGCAGCGCAAGTAATACTTTAGGTATAGGTTCTTACACAATACCTCGTTATACTTTTATTAGAGTTAATAACAGCTCGTATAATTTTAATAAAGATATTTCTTTTAGTAAGACTCTTTCCGGGGAACAAGCTTTAGATAGCGTTGGTGGTCAAACTTTGTTGTACCAAGGAAAATGGACAGAATACCCTCTTTATACTGCTCAAGGTATTAATAATGAAACTGTATTTGTAGCTCCCGGAAGCGGGGTAATTGTAGATCATTTTAATATAGATGTATACGTAAAAAGTATAGAGACTGGTAAGTGGGAACAATGGGAACGCGTAGATACTTTATACCTAGAAAACGCTACTTCTAAAAAATATGAAGTCAGATATAATGAAACTCGGAATTATGAAATTAAATTCGGAGATGATATAAACGGCAAAAGAATAAATACTAATGATTTGGTTGCAGTATACTACCTGCAATCTTTAGGTACTGACGGAGAAGTAGGAGCTGAAGACATAGCGGATTTGCCTGCAGTCGCATATAACACAGCTCAATTTAATCAAATAAAAGCAGATGTATTTAGTTCTGATTTAACTTATCTTGATGATGCAAATTTAAATACACTAAGCTTTAATAACTCTAATCCTTCTACTATATATAACGCCCCAGAGAGTGTAGAGAGTATAAGAAAAAATGCCCCGGGTAGTTTTAGATCTCAATATAGACTTGTTACTGCTCCAGATTTTGAAAACTATATAAAAACGTCATTCAGTAACATTATACTGGATACTAAAATTTATAGTAATGATGACTATGTAAACAATCATCTGCGCTATTTGTATGATATAGGACTTACTGTTCCCAACCAAGACTCAAGAGTATTATATAACCAGGTCGCATTTTCTAACTCCTGTAATTTTAATAACGTTTACATTTACGCTCTGCCTCGTTGTACAAAAAATAGTAAAATAAATTACCTAACCCCTGCTCAAAAGAACTTAATAATTTCATCCACTAGTTCTAAAAAAACTTTAACGTCAGATCTTATTATAATGGACCCAGTATACAAAACTGTAACTGTGGGGTACAAATTGACCGGAGATATAGATATCATTAATGCAGTAAACCAAACTAGATTGGTTATTAAATTAGACCGTACTGCTAGACTTTCGACTTATTTAGTACAAGATAAAGTAAAAGGTATTTTTCAAGAATTTTTTAATCCAACTAAACTTCCTTTAGGTTACACTATAGATATAGTTGAATTAACTTCTTTAATTAAAAATATAAACGGGGTAAAAACTATTTACACACAAAGACTTGACACTGGGGATATAGTAGAAGGTATTTCCTTAGCCATTTGGAATCCTTCATACCCTAATAATGATTCTACCTCTACCACTAAAAACTTTACCTTACAGAATTTTCAGGCCTTATACTTTTACGATATAGACTCTCTAGTATCAAGAATAGTAGTAGATGCTGATGTATCTCAAGAAACGTCAGTAGTAAACCTGTAATATATGGCAGACTACGAATTAGTTTCAAAAATTACCGGGTTTTCGATTTATATTGAAAACAACTATAGTACTGCTGTAAATAGTGGTTATACTTTAGCCTCTCCTTTCGTATGTAGAATCAATTTACAAGCTGGGGTATCTCCTGCAGAAGTCTTAAATAGTTGTACTTTGTTTTGGCACTTCGGAGACGGTTTTATTGAACAAATTAAAGAGGTACGAGAAAGTAGTATACAGTCAACGGCTCATAAATTTAATTGGCCAGGTATGTATGAAATAAAGTTAAGCGTTACAAGTAATGACAGTGTTTCTAGTGCTACATTTAGTAAGGCATTAAGCGTAAATAATTATTTAACTGATTCTTTAGAGTGGGACTACACCGGCTGGTCAGATCTATCTTCTACAAATAGAGCTGCAGGGGCAATATTCCATGGCTTTCAAAACTGTAAGCCTGGTTCGCTTAACACCCCAATACCTCTTACATTTCGTTTCACGTCTTCATCTACTCTAAGTGATAGAATTGTATTTGATCTCTATTCTCAAAACTCTTCCTCTCAGCCTTACGATTCAGCTACGCAAAATAACAAATATGCTAACTTAAGACCAAGATGGCGTTTTACAGATTTAAATAACAATGTAATTAATACTGCGGGGCCTCTTTCCGCTCAAATACAAGAAGTGGTTATAGACTCTCTAGGAAGAGCTGTTACTGCTACCGGGTTTGATAGTAGTACTAGCGTAATAGTTGGATATATTGGCAGCGTAGATGTTTATTATATTGACGACATACCATCCTTAACATACAGTAGTGGCTCTTATAGTGTTTCTGTCCCCACTCTCTGGGTAGTTTCTAATACTAACTCTTTACCTAATAAACAAGACAAAAATGATTTAGAGCAGCCATCTTATTCGAATAGTGTAATATCATTAACGAGTCAATTTTACGTAAAAAATCTTTCTGCAGACTATTTTAATCTTACAGTTAACGGCGGAGCTATACCGCTAAGCGGGGTAATGTGGCCGGGGGTGAGTGGTAATTTTATTATAAGCACTAATAGCGCTCTGTCCTCTAGCACTCTAGAGGTAGATTATTCTAACAAAACGTTATTAAATTACCCTATTCCATATAGTAATAGTCCTATTATTATATACCCTAGCATTCCTACCACATTTACTTTTGCTAATTCTAGCTTTAACTTGTCCCGTACTGACGCTATCGGTAGAGATACCGGCGGGTTTTATAGAAACACTTTTTATAGTCTGGATAGCACTTCTAGCCTTTTAACAGCAGGGGCTTTTACTGCAAGTATAGTGGTAAGTGCTTTATCTGCAACTGTAATCAATGAGCCACCAGCAAATGCCCTGTCCGGCTACAACCCTAGCACTCGAATTGCAGCAGCTACTGCTAATAATACTTTAGTAGTTAAGAATCTTACCGGTACCGCACAATTTACTATAACAAATTTTGACAAAACATATTTTGTAAGAAAAATTAATGAAGATTTTAATTATGGTGCGCAGTTGTTAACTTATGCTTTACAGCCAACCATAGCTTCAAATACAAATATGTTTGCTTTTCTTTCGGCTATGGCCGGAGATAGTTATACTACAGAAGATAGTTTTGGTACTAAAGTGTACGAGAAAATTGCTAACTTTGTAGCTAATACCCAGGATATACATACTTCTAATGTAGACTACATTTATTCTTTAGCGAATTCTATTGATAGCGAATTCGACTCTTATAACTTAACCCCGCCACCTACATTAAAGAGGGCTTTCGACCTTTTTTCAGTACCACATAATCGCTTATGGGGTACAAGAGAAAAGTATAATATAAACTTTAATAATCAAAGTGACCATACTAATTTAGGTACCAGTTTAACTGCCTACAATATAAACACTGCTATAGTAAGTTCAGGGCAACTTATAGTATTAAACGATCTATTTGTATCTAATTTTTACGAGTTATTAGAAGTACCAAGGGTAAATTCTTATGCTAGTGTCACAGCTTTAGACCCTAATAATACATATTTTACATCAAGCCTTACCTATCCAGTTACTTCTTATCCTTTAAGTGCGTTTTTTGGATGGGGGGTAAAGACTCCAGTTGCAAACTATTATAGATTCTGGGTCTATAAGCCTGGTTTTAATAATATACCAGTTAATAATACAATTGATTGGTCTACTAAGACAGACGGGGTATCAACTACTCTAGTTGAAAGTAATTCATCAGTTTCAGAATGGTATAAAGATAGCGGTATACTAGAAAACATCTATAGTTATTATCTTTATAAAGGCCTGGATCTTTTAAAATAAAAAAATAAATTATAATATATGACCAAAGAATTCACCTTACACGCCGGTACTGTTTCCTTAATTAAAGAGCTGCTCTCTCTAGGAGGGTGGGCTAATGAAATTGTAGACATTTATAATGCCGGCAAATTAATAGAGGTTTTACCTGAACCCGATTCGAGAAATATTGAAGACTTAAAAAAGCCAGTTACTGTACAGCTCACTTCGAAGCAATTCGATACTATCTGTAAAACAGTCAAATTCCACGTCAGCAAAGGGGTAATATTGCCAACTATTTACGCAACGCAGTTAATAGAGCAGTTTGAGCTTTTTAAAGAGTAATACTTTAATAAGTATTACAATGTTAAAGTTCAAGCAATATCATAAACTTTTAGAGTCAGCAGAGAGTTCTACTTTAAAGGCTCACTTAACCCATCTTGAAGATCTTGCTGTAGAAGAGGGTAAAGCTGGGTTTAATAAGTTTATTGAGCAAGTCGAGAACTTTATTAATTATATAGACGGGCTCCGTAGTAAAACTTCAGTTAATTTAAAAGTTGACGGGGCCCCGGCTTTATTTTTCGGTATAGACCCTAGAAAAGAATATAAAGATAAATTCTTTATCGGCACTAAGACTGTATTTACAGAATCTCCAAATCTTATACATAGTGTAGGAGAAATTGATATTGTTTATGGAGACGCTCCTTCTGGATTAAAGGATTTACTTAGATCTATTTTTCCTTATTTTCAGCAGGGTTATGACGGCTCTGGTAAAATGTATCAAGGAGATTTGCTTTTCTCCCCTACAAGACCGCCGACAGTAAAAATAATTAATAATGCTGAGTATATTACTTTTCAGCCCAATTTAATTGCGTATGCTATTCCGGTTGACACAGAATCTAAGCTCTACAATGAAGTAGCAAACGCTAGAGCGGGAATAGTAGTGCATGCAGGTTTTAACGTGGCTGCAGATGGTAACCGTCTCAATTTTACCCCAGCCGGTAGAGACGTTACAAGTGTGGTTCTTTCTTTAAAAAAAGCAGGAATCTTTGCTGAAGGTTCTAATTATACTACATTAAATTTATCTATAGATGAAAGCACTAGACGTATTATAAATAACTTGCTTGTTAATATAACAAATAAAGCTTCTAATATATCTGAGGAATTCAATGAAATATATTTAAGTAATACTGCTTTAGTTACATATCTTAAACAGTATCTTAACTATATGATAAGAGAGGGCGGTGGCATGTTTAAGGCCGTCCGTGCCGGAGAAAAATTTGATATAGAAAAATTTTTAGTGGGGCTTATAAATTTTATAGGTACTAAAGTAGATAAGTCCGCAGAAAAACTAGGGGCCCGGGGTAAAGCTAATGCCCAAAAGAAAAAAGAAGACCTAATAACTTTTCTACAGAATAATAAACATTCATTTGCTTATCTAATAGAGGCTACTTACGATATGGCTCGTATGAAGGAAGAGTTCTTAAAAATGCTTTCCACGGTAAGAGGAAAGCTAGATAACATGAAAGCCTTTATACCTGTTGGAGATAAATTTATTACGTCTCCAGGAGAAGGGCATGTTTTATATATAGGAGACTCCCCAAATCAAGTAAAGATAGTAGACCGTTTAGATTTTAGTGCAAATAACTTTTTATACGGAGGACCTCGAGGACGCACAGCTTCTGTAACTCCTACCACGCAGGTACAAGAAGATGCAGAAGAGTCTCAATATACAATAGGTTTTTTTGGGGGAGGTTTTAATCCGCCTCATATAGGGCATTTTGAGGCGGCGAAGTTAGCTGCTCAAACTAATGATGATGTTTATATTATTATTTCTTCGAAAATAAGAGACGAAAGCGATATCACTTTAGAGAAAAAAGAACGTATTTGGAATTTATATAAACCCCTTTTAGAGCAATATAGAGCTCATATTCATATAGTAGTAGCACAGGTTACCCCTATTACTACTACCTACGAATACGTTGCTACATTAAATGAATCTCCAGAAGCTAATAACATTATTGTTAATTTGTACGCCGACGCGGAAGACTCTGCAAGATATGGTAATATGGAGAAATATAGCGACAACTTAAAAGCTGTAAATATAGTGCCCACGCCGAGACTTGCTTCAGGTACAGAGTTCAGAGCTCTCTTAAGCGCAGGAAATAAATACGACGTATTTAAATTACTACCTCAAGGGGTAGATAAAGAAGCGGTTTGGAAAATACTTACTGGTACTTAATTTACCGAGTCAGCTATTGCCCCGCCATCAATACTATTAGTACCGCCCGGGCCTGAAGACCAGCATTCGTCTTTAATGTCCCCAGATTCAGTCCAACATTCTGGGATAGGGCGGTCGGATGCAGCGTCCCAGCACTCTTCCTTAAACATTTCTTTTTTTAATGACAAGCTAGCTTTTTCGCTAATTTGTTCGTATTTTTCCGTTAAAGTTTGGTATTTATAATTTTTTCTCATATTAATCTTCTTCGTCTTTAATTTGTACTACTTCTTGACCGTCTATTAAATCTGCTTTAACAGATGCAAGTACATCCTGAAGCATATCAGCAGACTGGGTAATATTAGTTACCTTCCAGGCGTGTAGAGGTTCATCTTCTCCCATGTTCTCTAATAGCTCATAAAGCTCTGCAGCTACTTCTGCGGCCTGCAAAGCTTTAGTGCGAGCCATTTTTACATTATGTGTAGATTTATGTTCCCCGCTAGATATGACCTCTACCTCTAGCGGGGCTTCCGACACGAGATTATATTTTTCAGCTAATACTGTAAAAGTCTTAGCCATTAGATGTATCCTAAATTACGCTTGCGGGTATCTTCTCTAGACCAGATACCACCCACGCCTACGTTGGTTACAGTAACCGAAGTAAGAGCTCTACTACCGTTAAAACTGAGTAATACTTTATTACTTTGACGGTTAGAAAGGCTTGTTACATAATAAGTGGCGGTACTACTGGAATTATGATATACTAATGTTCTAACTATGTCGCCCCAAGTTGTAGTGACGTTAATAGCCGAGCTAGCCGAAACTACCGGGGTGCCGAGTTCAGGGGTGTTAAAGGCGATTTCTACATTACCGTTATTTCCGCTAATTGAAGGGTAAATATGTGGCCATATTATATATTTATTAATTTTGCAGATAATTTAACGGGGTACCTTGACTATTTATAGGATTAACTTAATATTAATATTATGGGAATGTTCGATAATATAAGCGTTTCAGAAGAACTACCTTTTTCACAAGAGATGAAAGAATTAGGTCTGGATAAGAATAATCTTACCTTTCAGGCTAAAGATCTGGATTGCTTAATGGATACTTATACTATTCAAAGCAATAAACTTTTTATACAAAAGTACAAAACAGAGCGTTGGGTAGAAGGGGATAAAAACTCAAAAAATTTAATAGACCGAATCGGACACCTAGAAAGAGAAGATCCGTACTTTGAAAGAATATTCCATCACGGAGAAATTTACTTTTACGATTTTATACACGACGTACAAAATAAATGGGATTGTTGGGTTGAGTTTAAAGCTATTTTTACTCAGGGTAATCTCGAAAAAATTGAGCTACATAAATTCGAAAAAACCGAAAATACAGCACGTAAGCAACAGGAAAAGGAATTTAAAGCTCAACTAGAACGAGAAAGTAATATTTGGTATAACAAATATTTTCTACATACAATTTTTTACAGAAAATATATTAGTCATGTATGGTATAAAGTATTTAATAAATTAGGAAGTCTGTGTCATAATATATCTCATAAGTTATGAAATATTCAGTAATTATACCGACCTACAACCGTTTTGATCTTATAAAAAAATGTGTTGATAGTATTTTAAAATACTCTTCCGATTTACTAAAATCTGAAATGGAGGTAATTATAGTTTCTAATGGCTGTAAAGATGGTACACCTCTTTATCTAGAAACTTTAGCAACTCATAATAAAGCATTTAAATATATAGTATGGGAAGAATCTCTAGGTTACTCTAAGGCAATTAACTTAGGACTGACAGTAGCTAAAGGAGAGTATCTTATACTTCTTAATAACGATGCTCAAGTGCTTGAATCAGACTGGATAGATATTTTAGAAGAACCTTTTAAGAAATATAAAAATGTCGGTATAACTGGCCCGGCAGGTCTTGAACGTTCCAACGTACCGTGGTTAATTTTCTTTTGTGTAATGATAAAAAAAGAAGTGTTTAACACGGTGGGCCTGTTAAATGAAGCGTACGGTATTGGTGGCGGAGAAGATACAGAATTCTGCATAAAGGCCTATCAAGCCGGTTATACTAATTACATGGTACCGCTCTTTTCAGGCAATTTCTTATATAAAGAACGCAAACGCTTTTTTCCTGTCTACCATGAAGGCGGTGCAACGACTAACTCGATACCAGATATGTCTGTAACTACTGCGCGTAATAACGAACGACTAACTCAATTGTTCGGACCAACTTAATATGAAGATTTCAATTGTTATACCTACTCTTAATCGCTGGGACCTTCTCAAGAAATGTCTTGATAGTATAAAAGTAAATACTGATCTTTCTGACGCGGAAGTCATAGTTGTATCTAACGGCTGCAAAGATGGCACACCGTTTAATTTTAATTCAGTATTCGTAGGGGAACCAGCTTTTAAGCTTATTACCTGGAGAGAGCCTCTCGGTTATCCTAAAGCAGTTAATATGGGTATGTCTGCTGCTACCGGAGATTATGTTATATTGCTCAATAATGATACAGAATTGTTTAGTGGAGATTGGGTACAACAGCTTTTACAACCGTTTTACAGTAGCCCTAAAGCAGGGGTGACCGGTCTTATTAAACGGTACCAAGGCGGGAAGCCCTGGGTATTGTTTTTTTGCTCTGCTATAAAACGAGAAGTAATAAATAAAATCGGCTTATTAGACGAAACATTCACGCCTGGTTGCGGAGAAGATATTGACTTTTGTATCAGAGCATACAATGCCAGTTACACTATAGTACAAGTACCGGAAGTACAGCTTAATAATATTGCAGGCACCAATCAAATGGCTGGCCCGTTTCCTATTAATCATATTGGCGGGGCTACCGTCAGTAAAAACCCTACTCAGGAAATTACGTACGCCCGCAATATGAAAATTATTGAAGAGCGTTACGGGCCGCCCACTGCTCAATAAAAAAGCGTAGCTTAAGCTACGCTTTGATAAAAAGAACTAATAAAATATTACTTCTTCTTAGCAGCCTTCTTCTTAGGAGCACCGGTAGCTTTCTTAGCTTTCTTAGCAGGGGCTGGAGCAGCCTCTACAACGGGAGCAGCTTCAACTACTGGTTCTACTTGTTCAGGTGCTGGTTGATTATCTGTATTCATGGTAGGCAAAGATGGGGCTGGTTCTGCTTGGACTGGTTCTGGTTCAGCAGGTACAGCTTCGAGCGTAGGAGGTACTACTACCCCGGTGACAGAGATCTGTACTGGCTGGGGTTCAGGGGCAGGTGGAGTAACGGGTACGTTTACTTGCTTATTATGTTGAGCAGGAAACACGTACCGAAAAATAATAAATACTAGGATTACGAATCCGAATAAAACTATAAAAACAGGTAACATATATTATATTTATTAAAGATTAGACCTTTTGAAACTATTTTATAGAGTTAAGTAGTCAAATCCCCTTCTGGTTCAATTCCTTCAGGTGTGCCGATCGGTACAACTTTGAATATTCCTTTTGTAATATTCTCTACTCGTAGTAAAGAACTTAAGTTCTGACGTCCAGCATAAAGATATCCAAGTTTAGGATCAACCACGAATAAACCTTCATAAGGAAATATCTGAGATAGTATCTTATTGCTTTGAGGGGTACTTTCCATAAAATAAGAAGAAATATTATCTTCAAACTTTTTAGAAGAAGCAAATATAGAAATTTGCGCAAATAGCACAAAATCACTAAAAGCTGTATCCGGATCAATAGGGGTAGTATCTCCGGTTAAATATAAATTACGTTTACGCTCTACATAGTCTCGAGCATTTTTATCTATAATACGAGCATCAAGAGTATTTACATTATAAAGATCTTTAATAAAGCTAACTGCATCCGGTATAACGTCTTTAATTATCGGATCCATAAAAAACTCTTCTGTCAGAAAGCTCGGTATTAAAAATAGCTTAGGAGTAGAAGATACTTGTTTGAGTTGAAAAATACACCCTCGAGCTAACTCTCCGGGCTTTTCTTCAAAGTACTTGTGCCCGGTAGTCATTATCTTTTCAAATGTCATGGTCTTTATGTTTGGGCCTTTATACTTTTCAATTAAGTTTTTATGTTCAGAACTTAATTTGGTATAACTTGCGTACAAGCTCTGAAAATCATTTTTAACTCTATTATAAAGCTGCAATGCAGGCCCACGGGATTCCTTACCAACCATTACACTCTTTTTATCAGAAGCTTGCTTAACTTCATAGTACTTGTTGTTTATTATATCGTATATATCAACGGTGCTTGAGCCTTCATGTTTAACCATCTTGTACAACAGACTTGAACGACGAACATCAAACTCTTGATAACTCCCTTGAGTTACTTTGCTCAGGTCCTGTAAAATTAGTTGGTCATTAAAGTCCGGTCTTGCTGCCTGTAATATAGCAATGGCTACAGATACTTCCCCCGGTCCAATACTTTCGTCCTGAAATACCTGCTGAGCCCGTGTCTTATCATACCAACTGGCCTGTAACGAAGACCACGGCACCCATTCTGGTTGTATATTAGTCTGAGTAAATTGAGTAGCTCCTTCGAGAATTAAATCATATATGTTCTTTAATTTTCTCTTTCCGAAAACATATTCTCTATTTGTTATTTTATTATAGAGCTGC